ACCTGTTCTACCAAATACACTTGTAACCGCATCCGTATTATCATCTGTCCAAGAAGCAGTTATTGTACCACCATCTTGTTGGTTAAGCGTTAAAGTCTTTGTTGTTGTTCCTGTAACCGCTGCACTTATGATTGAATCATTGTAAGCAGTATTGAATTTTACCCAATCTAAGTTATCTAAATAACCATCTACTAAACTTGTAGCAGCTGGGATTGATATTGTATTGCTTGTGTTATCTAATGGAGCAGTAAATGATAATGCTGCTTGTTTGTTATTAAACGTACTCCAATCCGTTGAACTCAACTTACCAGTATTTGATGCCGAAGCAATAGGTAGGTTAAAAGTATGTGTATCACCACTTGAAGCGATAGTAAAGTTTGTTCCGCTTGTTCCTGTGGTTAAGAATTGTGATTGGTCTGTTAAGTTATTTAAAGAAACCATCCCCTTAGATAAGGTAGTAACAACTTGACACAAATGACCATTTTCGGTATGTAAAGTAACTGTTCTACCATCTACGTTTACATAGATTCTAATTGCTAATCTATCCGTTAAAGCTAAAGTAGCAGTAGCCACAGGAATAGCAAAATAGTAAGGGTTAATTACAGTTCCTTGATTAATCGATTCTGGAACTCCAACGCTTGAACCTAATAAGGTAAAAGTTGTACCATTATACTTATAAAGTTCTGCATAAGTGGTAGGGTTTCCTGTTTCGTTATTTACACTAAAATAAAATTCACAATTAAAGTTACCGCCAGGCACTAAGACTACATCAGGGTCATTAGCATCAGTAATGTAACTCGCTACATATCCGTTAGCAGATATAGTAATGTCAGTTCCAGCACCTATAATTGGTTCTTTACTTAATTCTCTATAAGCAACACCTCCGATTGTACCTTGACTTACACTTGAGTTAAGATAATAAGAAACCGAGCTACCTCCGCCACTTGATGTTGGGAAATCAGCTAACGTTCCATCTCCTCGTACATATTGAGAAGCATTTCCGTTTAAAGCAGAAATCACTCCAGAATTTGAAACCACTGGACCTTGTATATCCCTTATCTTTGCTTCCCCCGTTACTTGTAATTGACTCATAATATTTTATTGAAATAATCCTCTAATATATTCTCCAGCTGATAATGCTCTACCAAAAGTAAGAACTCCTGTCGCACTCACAAATCTAACATCATCACCCGTTGGAGTTCCTGTTATTAAAATGTTTTTTACATCCACACCACCTCTTGAAACGTAAAGACATTCAAAACCAATCGTATCTGAAAAAGTAATTGATGTTTCCCCACCAACCGCAGTATATCCTTTTGTTTTAACAAGGTTTGAGCCTATTACAATTACACCACCACTTGCAGCAGTAGTTCCAGATAATACATAAGCACCCGTTCCTTGTAAACTTACACTATAAGTACCAACGTCTTTATAAGGTGCGTTTATTTGTAAAGAGGTTAAATTAACATTCCCAGTTATTACGCTTAATCCATTAACTCCATTATCAATAATAAAGTCAATTCCTATTTTTTCTCTTGTTTGTTGTACTTGCAACATTTGATTGTAACCATATCCACTTAAAGTAATTAAACCATCACAAGTTACATTCCAAGTAGCTACATCGTTCTTAAACTCACGATACCAAGCACTTGATTGACTTGTTACCTCTTTTTGATCTACTGTAACCGAAAAGGTTGCATTTGTAGAACAAGCAAAAGGAATGTTTACAGGAATTGTAGTTCTAACCGAAGCTACATTTGTTCCTTGTGTATAAAAAGTCATTGTTCTTCCATAAATCTCACTCGCTACAACTTGAATTACTATCCTTTCATTTGGCAATAAAGTCCTTGCTGCTATAACAAATGTTTGAGTATATTGTTTTATTCCTAATTGAGTAAAAAATACCGCATCAGCTTCATTAATAAGAGTTAATGTTGTTCCATTATAAATGTATGTTTTAAGTACAATTCTTGGATTAGTTACTAAATCTCCTGTTATAGATGCAAAAAAATTGTATGTCCAAGTACCAGCAGGAATTGTAGTTGTAGCCACATCGGTTATAAACCCACATACTATACCATCTCCAGTTCTACTAAAATTAGCAGCTGCTTGTAAATTGTTGGTTGAACTAAGTTGTTGATAGGTTAAACCTGAAATTGTAGTTACAGGGATAGAACCATTCATATAAAACGTTGCGTTGCTTTCTTTTTTATAAAGCATTATATTCTTACCAATTACTGCTGCCATATTACAAATTTAATCAATTATCCGAATGTTTCTAATATTTCACCTGCTCCGCTTATTCTATACGCTTGTGCATAAGTATCCGTAACCAAAACCTTCCACCAAATATTCGCACCATTAAATCCAACAGTTAAGAACTCACTTTGATAGAAGAAATCTCCAACCGAAGGAACTCCAATATCCTCTAAGTAAACAACGTTACTTGTTAAAGGAGCAGCAAGTGCAGCCTCTTTAGTTAAATAACCATTAGACCTAAAGTGAGAATATCCTGTAACCTCCGTTGGTAAGTTATTACTATCGTAAATAGTAGTCATTGTTGTTTCTACATTCTCTGGATTAATATCCAATAAAGTAGCCGTAATTACATCATTAGGTAAATCTATTGTTGAATTACCTATTATGTAACTTTTATTTTGAACAGTTATTTGTGCTGGGTCAGTATCGGAAGCAGTAATTCTCATTGCACCGCTAAATCTTCCGTCGGTTGTTTCCATACCCATAAAAGAAGCATCCAAGTTAATAATGTTCTTATTTAAGCAGTTTGAATATTGCTTGATTACTAACTCACTTAAACTCCTATATATATCTAATGGATATTCTTGTCTATACCAATTCTTTAAGTTTAAACCACTTGCATCGCTTAAAAATCCTCTATATGAAAAGAATCCATCGTTAATGTCATTAAATCCTAAAGGCAAGTCAATTTCTAAAACATATTCATTTGAATCAGTTATAAAACTTTCTGTTGTTACTTGCTTAAAGTATGTTTCAACCGATAATTGAAAATTACTTGCTTCAATAGATGCAACAGTTGATTTCCAATAAGGTGCAGCCGTATCACATAAAATTAACTCTATTGTTAAATCACCGCCAATTGGTAACAATGGCATAGTCAAATCTACATTTGCTTTTGGGTTTGTTGAATCAAAAGGAACATAATAATAATGGTCATTAAAACCTATATCAACCCATTGCTTTTCATTATTTAAAAATACTGAACCAGCAATACCTCCATCAACTAATATTTTAAGAATAAATAAAGCATCTGGACCACTTGCAGGAACACCCAATCCAACCACATCCATTGTTAACTTTAATACATCACTTGTATTTACTTTAGGTAAATTTAAAGGACTAACATAAGCAACAACAGGATTAGTATTAGGATATTGCATTATGAAAGAATTGTATCTTCTTTCTGGATATGGCTTTACATAGATTATACCATCTGAATTTCTTACCTCATTCCAAGAAAAAGCATTTCCTACTGTTGGACTTACTACTGTGTAGTTTTTTAAATCCCAGTTTGTAATGTAGTTATTAGGATATTCAATTACTTTATCAAATCTAATCTTGTTATAACCCTTTCTAATTAACTTAAATTGGCTATTATCTACAAAGTACAATCCACTTGTATTAGCAGCAAAACCTTCAATATTTCCTGTTGCATCATAGATTGCATCATCAAATACAGTTCCATCACTATTGTAAATAGTAACATAATAAGAATCTTGTGCAAATTGTGTTAAAGGAACAATATAAAAGTTTCCTTTTGCTTGAAATAATCTTGAACCAAATGACCTTACAATATTTGTTAATACTTCAAGACAATTTATTGCTTGTTGATTATCATTAAGAAATGTTGCATAATTTATATATGATTGACCTAATGTGTCTGCACTTGGGTCATCCGTTCTATTATCCATATTATCAGCGTAAAAACTTACACCACTAACAATATCATAATCTAAAGGATATTCTAACTTTAACAAAGCAGTTTTTATGTAATAAATAGCCGTAAAAGTATCAACTAATGTTGTATCATTAGCAATAAAAAAAGGTATTCTTTCTAACATACCTAATCCATCAATAGCATTAAAAGCTAATTCTTTTCGACCTGTGCTAAATGAATATTGTACATTTTCGCTTAATATCCATCCTTGCCAATCTATATTCGTACCACTTAAAACTCTTACAAAGTATTTTCTATCGTTTAATGTAGTGAAGTCAGGCATATTTGCCACATTATCAGTAACATCAATTACAACACTTAAAGCACTTACATAAATTGGCTCAAAAGTATCATCGCTTCTTGGTATGTATTGTATTTGTAAACTAACGGCTGGATATTCTATTATTGGTCCAGCGTAATCATCTTCATAAATATTTACTATACTTATAACATCTGATTTACTTGCTGCCGTAATTCTGTATTTTATTTGGTATGCCATTAACCCCTAATTATATTTAATGAAGAATTAGACCTTTGCATTGCTAAAACTAAATCTTGCCCTCTTAATACAAATTGACCATTCGAATTAACACTATTTGTCATATTACCTGCATTAAACGTAGTTGGAGTTGATTGACGTAAATTAGTTGGTGCTAAATTTCTTGCAGAACCAAACGCAGAACTCAATGCACCTGTAGCAGCAAATGCGCCTTTTAACGCTGGGAATGCTTCTAACAATGCTTGGAATATAATTGCTTGTAAGACCGCAGCAGCTATTTGTTTAGCTATATTAGCAAACATATCTCCAATAGCTTCTAATGGACTTTGTCCAGCTTGTATAGCCTCATACATTCCCATTAAAGAGTTTGTAACAGTCCCAGAAATAGTATCAGCAAAATTAACATAAGCCTTAGTTAAATCTTCTAATCTCTTTTTTTCGGCATCTTCTTCGTCAAGTTTATTTTTATCTTTTTTAAATAACCCTTCCATATATGTACCAAACCCACCTTTTTTAGAATCCTCTAATAAGTCTTTGGCTTGTTTTTCAAAGTATCCTTTTCTTTTATCTTCTTTTGCTCTTTCTTCAGATGGTAATTCAAATAATTTTAATGGCTCTAATCCTATTGATTTCATCTTCTCCCTTAAAGCCTTCATTTTAGCTAACTCTAAAGTAAGTTGCTTATTTTCTTCTCTTGCATAGTTTACAATAGGTGAAGGAGTTTCTAACTCTTTTCCAAAATCTTTAGTATGTTTTGCAAACTTATCTTGTTCTTCTGCTAATTTATTAAATTGCTCAAATATTCCTTTAAATAAAGTTTCTTGTTCTTTAGCCTTCTTTGCAATAGCAGTACTTCCTAAAACATCCGTAG